GTATTTTTTCCTTCTTTGTTTTTCTTTACCCGCTGCTTTCTCCAGCCTGCCAATGTTCCATAGTTCACATTAAGCTGTTCGCACGCTTTCTTCACTCCGATCTCGTCCGACAGCTTCAATGCCTCGATTTTAAAGTTCTCATCGTACCGTTTCATTACCTTTCCTCCTCTCTTTTTCGGCAATTTTGGCACTGCACTTTTATTGTATCACTCCAAGCGTTACTGAGTAAAAAACAGTCCTCGACGTATCACAAATACGCCTGCGGGTATTTTTACCCAGTGCCTTGTATCCGGTATCACTATTTTCAAAAGGCTTTCTTCCCCATACCGCCGTAACCGGTTATGGGGGAGAAAATTGTTGACAATATAATTAAGGAAAAAATACCGTCGTTCTCTTATATACAAATAATGTTATTTTATATCCCGCTAAATCCTTCATAGAAACATACAACTTGTATTTCTTCCGCTGTTGTAATTTTATATCATTTGTTAGAAAAAAGCCAGCCCCATTATTTCCTGTGTTGTTACGAAGTGCTAATCTCTAAGCAACTTGGGAAGCGTAAATTGCGCTTCGTACGAGCGGCTTAGATGAGCGTACTTTCTAAACCGCTTGTCGGTTCTAGCCGTAAGGCTAGTCTTTAAGGGCTTGTTCCAGTACGCAGGGACAAGCCCTTTCTTGTAAGGGGGTAGAAAGTGACGAACGAGGAAATTAAGGCTGCATTAAGCAAGCTTTATTACTGTAAGGCTGCCTTTACGGTTACCCAGACGGGTAAAAGATCGAGCAGTGTAAACGGGTTATACAAACCGTTTACCCAAGAAATCTGTATAAATAATAAAAATTTCACCACTGACAATCAGCTCATGTACACAGCGATACATGAGCTGACCCATCACATCTTAATCACCGAAAAGGGCGTGAAAAACGCAAAATCACACTCCGGTATCTTCTGGGCGACATTTTACGATCTGGTAGATAAAGCAATCGAGTTGAAGCTATATGTGCGGGAAAGAAGCGAAGAAACGGCCGCTCTTCTAGCAGAAGCCGTAGAGCTTCAGAAGCAAATTGTAGAAGCACAGAAAAAACTCGGTCGGATAATCTTAAAGTTGCATGAAAGCTGCGCAAAAAATGGGGAGCGGGTTGAGGATGTCATTGAGCATGATATGCAAATGACGCGCAATAAAGCAAAAGAAATGATGCGCAACACCATGAGCGATAGCAAAGACAATGACGAAATCGCCAAAGCGGTCTCTTTAGCGAAAGACCCCATGATTAAACATGTCGCACAAACGGCCGCTGACACTGGTAAGACCGTTGAGCAGGTAAAGGCAATCGCAAAACAAAAACCAAAAGCAACTGACGATGACCTTGGAAGTCCTGAAAAGATAGAGCCGAAAGAACAACTGAAACAAGAAGAGAAACGGCTAAGAAAGACGATCGCGCAGCTTAATAATCGGTTACAAGTTGTACAAGAGGCATTGAAAAATATGGGAGAAAGTGATGGGGATACTCAAATCGACAGACATCAAGTTGAGCAAAAAAGCGCAGCGAGTTTTTAACTACATGAAAGAGTTCGGTTCAATTACTACCCTAGAGGTCTACAACGATTTAGGCGAAACACGGCTGTCTGCACGTATCTTTGAACTGAAAGACAGAGGTTTTGACATATCCTACAAGTGGATAGAAGTTCTTAACCGCTACAAAGAGAAATGTCGTGTAAAACAATACTACATCGTAGAGGCTGCATTATGAAAATGCGACGGGTTAAAATTGTGTACGGCGAAAAGAAAATATCGCTGTTTGAGACGGAACGAGAGGGCGAAAAGTTTGTCGGCACAATCAGAGAATGTCTGTTATTCGGTATGGGATACGGCACTGATCAAGCGGCGGAGTTACGCTACGAGATGGCAAGACTGAACCGCCCAAAAAAATAGATAGGAGTGAGGGATGTATGAAGGGGTTAAAAGAATTGAAAGTGGTATTTTACGGAGTTGATGACTGGGATAGACCTGTTTTCCGTGATGTCTATGAACAGAACGGTAAGTACCGCTACGGAAACAAGTTTTTCGGTGATACCGATAACCTTTTTTGCGGCTTTGAAAAACTTATGGAACGCTACAAAACAGGCGTTGATAGCCTGTGTTATTTCGGCTCTTGCTTTGGGTGTGAACCTGACGGCGATAGTCCTGAAGAGCTGGGTGTCAAATTGATTTTTGATGCCGAGTTAACACAAAAAATTCAAGAAGGAGAAATCAATGTTGTATGAGCAAGTTGTTGAACGTGGTAAAGCACGTTTAACCGACACAAGCGCAATGAGCCGAAGCGAATGGCTTAAATTGCGTGCATCGGGAATCGGTGGAAGCGATGCAGGGGCGATTATGGGCTTAAATAAATATGCTACGCCCTTGAGTGTTTATTTTGCAAAAAAAGACCTTGCGGTGCATGAAGGCAGCAAGGCTGCCGAATGGGGAAACATACTTGAAGACCCGATACGGCATAAGGCTCGTGAAGAGCTGGGGCTTGAAATTGAAACGGTTCCCGGTATGTTCACAAACAAAGAATACGATTTTATGAACGCCAACTTTGACGGGTTGGTATTCGTTGAAGGGGAAAAAGAAATCGCCGGTAGTGTTGTTTCCGGTCTTGGTGGACACGAAATAAAAACATCACGCACCGGCGACGGTTTCACAACAGACGAAATTCCCGACAGCTACTATGCGCAGGTTCAACATTACATGGCAGTTACAGGGCTTACCTTCTTTGTGCTTACCGTTTTTATTTTCGACCAATACACCGGAAGGCATTATGTCATTCCGCGAAATGACGAGTTTATTAACCGGCTTATCGAAGCGGAAGGTACGTTCTGGAATGAGTTTGTACTTGCAAATGTTATGCCTGCTCCTACCGGCAATGAAAACGAGCTTGACCTTGTAAAAGCGCTTCCGATGGCCGAAGAAATTACGCTCAACGAAGATACCGAGCAGCTGCTTGAAGAAAAAGCTGCCATCGACAGTCAAATCAAAGGCTTGCAGGAAAAAAGCGACATACTCAAAGAGCAGGTACTGATCAAAATGACGGAAGCGTCCTGCGGAGAAAACGCGCCTAAGACAATCGCTACCTGCGGCCGTTGGAGAATATCGCTTAACACACAGGTTTCAAAGCGGGTCGATACCAATGCTTTGAAGAAAGCCGGTGTGTACGATGAGTACGCAAAAGAAAGCATTTCGCGCGTACTGCGTATTACAAAAACGAAGGGGCTGTAATGTTCGAGGCGGAACGGGAACGGTGCTACGCTGGCATACGAAAGTGCGATGCGTTTTTGCAAAATGAAATTGTGCGTGGGACGCGAGCAAGTGAAATGATGCCGGAACAAGTGATTAAACTCTTCGAGGAGTATGGAGAGCAACGTAGAGCAGCCATTTTTCACTTAAAAGCAAAAATGCACTTTATCCGGTTACTGGTTGATTTTCAGGAGGCGGAAAATGCGCTTTATGTGGATTGATACGGAAACGACCGGTCTAGACACCAGCGATTCAGCCGCCTTTCAAGTCGCATGTGTTCTTGTGGATAACGGGCAGCTGATTTGCGAGCGATGTTTTTTCTTAAATCCGTTGAGTGAAACAATTAAGTATCACGAAGGCGCCGGAGCGGTTCACGGCTATTCGGAGGAAGAAATAAAAGCGTTTCCGCCTGAAACAGAACAGGTGCCGAAAATTGCCGCGTTTTTTGCAGAGGCGAGAGAGCTTTGGGAAAAAGACGGCAGTAAGACTGAAAAGATGATTATTGCCGGTTATAACGTGGGATTCGATATAGGACATGTTAAAGCCCTTTTCGAGCGGAACGGCTATCGGCTGGAAGATTATTTTGTCAACGTTATCGCTGATGTATTCCTGCAAGTAAAAAAGGCTGGAGTACAGAAAGCGTTACCGTATCTTCCCGACAGAAAACTCGGAACTGTGGCAAAGCACTTAGGTGTAAATCTTGAAAATGCCCATGACGCTTTGGCAGACATTACAGCAACACGAGAGGTTGCTAAAAGGTTATACCAAATGGGAATAACCTTAATCTAAATGCACAGGAGAAATTAAAATGAATGTAAACGGAAACAACGCAAGTACAAAACTTGCGAATGTTCAAAACGGTACAGGCCAGACTCTGAAACAATGGGTTGCAAAAATGAGCGGCCAGATTAAAAATGCGCTGCCTGCAAATATTACGCCGGAACGAATGATGCGGATTGCGCTTACGGCTCTTTCTAAAGACTCAAAACTTTCGGAGTGTACACCTGAATCCTTTATGGGGGCGCTTTTAACATCTGCACAGCTGGGGCTTGAGTGTAATACGCCTTTAGGACAGTCGTATCTCATCCCGTTTTATAACAGCAAAAAAGGTTGTTTTGAAACACAGTTTCAGCTCGGTTATCAGGGGCTGATTGACCTTTGTTACCGCACAGGGCAATACAAGAAAATTGTTGCGCGCATTGTGTATGAAGGAGATGACTTTGATTATTCCTACGGGCTTGACGAGCGGCTTCTTCACCGTCCAAAAGAAAAAAGCGAACAACCCATTTACGTTTATGCGTTGTACGAATTGAAAAACGGAGCAAGCGCATTCGAGGTTATGAGTTGGAAAGCGATTGAAGCGCATGCAAAAAAATATTCACAGTCGGTGCAAAAGGGGTATAAATCCCCCTGGACTACAGACCCTGAAAGCATGGCCAAAAAGACCGTGCTTAAAAAGGTGCTCAAGTATGCGCCGAAAGCAGTAGAACAAGCGGAGCTTATTGCCGAAGCGGTAAACGGCGATAGCGCAATCATCAATACGAACATCATCAAAGACGGGAACGATTTTACCTATACCCAAAACTTTGATTACTCACCCGAAAGCACTGCATCGCACGAAGTTCCTGCGGAGTTTGAAAAAACGGAAAGTATACAGCGGGCTAACGATCAGACGGTGCGAGATAGCGGACAAACTGGAAATAAAGGTGTAAACCAGTCCCTTGATTCGCAATTCGGCGAAAATGAAGACATTCCCGACGGGCTGTTTTAAGGGAGTGTGATTGTGAAGATAACCGGTTTTTTTCACGGCATTTTGTACAAAGAGCAGATTGTTTTACGCCCTACCGACGGGAAAGATAAAATCCTGATCAACAAACTGTTTTTGTCAAAGAAACAGCGCGAAGAAAGGAGCTGTACTGAAATTCTTTTGAAGTGTGAGATTGACGCTCAGTTTCAAAAGCGGAGTTTCAAACAGCTTAATGCCGTGTGGAAACTGGTAGAGGTTATCTTTGAATCGATGGAAAACCGCAAGCCGACGGAAAGCGAAAAATACGATTTATATCTTGATTTGCTTGAACTGTATGCGGACAAAGTACCCAGCAAATTGCGCAAAGACACCTTGCGAAGCATACATATTTCAGAATCGAATACGGTTGCAGCTGCACGCTTTATCGACGGCTTGTTATATCATTTGGCGACTGACTGCCAACTTTCCTATGACTTGCAAGCGGACGTTCGAAGCATCTTGTATGAATGGGAAATATGGCGGGGAAAGCAAAAGACGGATTTTATGGATAACATGACGGTTGACGAATGGCGGGAAACGGCAAAGTACAGCGAGGCAAGCGGCGTCGGCGGAGACATTGATTGCCACCACATCGTAAGTAGAGGAGCTGCTCCGCAATTCGCAAATTGCGCATGGAATGTCTTAGCCCTTACACGTGAAGAACATGAGTTTTTTCACCGGTGCGGCTGGCCTGCCTTTTTGGAAAAATATCCGCACTTGCGCGGTAAAGTTGAGCGGGCGTTTGAAAAAGCGGGACACTTACCTATTCCGCAATAATGGAGTCGCTGTAAGCAGCTTGTTTGCGGCGAAAAAATTAACAGACTTAACAATGAGAGGATAAACGAAATGGAAAACAACCCTTTGGCATTGATTGTAAAAGAAAAGACTCTTGGCAGTCTTGTTACCAATGCAAACGATATTAAAAAATATGTATCGGAAAAACTTAAAGAGTATTCCGTTGATAATTACACCGGCGATGCAAAGCAGGCTGCAAAAGACAAGGCCGAAATAAACAACGCCATTAAAACGCTGAACGACCGCCGTATCGCGCTTGAAAAAGAATGGAACATGCCCTTCCAAGAGTTCAAGAACATTATCAGCGAAACAACCGACATGATGAAAAGCGCGAGCAGCAAGTTAGATGTAATCGTCAAGAATGAGGAAAACAAAGAAAAGGAAGAAAAACACCGCAAGATAATGGAGCTGTGGGAAGCAAAGAAATTTAATCTTGTTCCGCCGGATCGTATTTTTAATGCAAGATGGCTCAATAAAACGTATAAGCTGGCAACGATTGATGTTGAGCTTGACGACATTATAAATCGTATCAACGGCGATCTTGCTTCACTCGACGCTTTCGGCGAGGACACCGCCGTTTTAAAAGACCTCTATCTGTCTACGCTAAACTTACAATCAACACTTAATAAGGGAGCGGAGCTTAAAGCGAACCGTGAGCGGCTTATTGCTATGGAAGCGCAGAAAAAGGCCGAAGAGGAAGCGCGTAAAGCTGAACAGCAAAAAGAAGTACAAGAGCCGGAAGAAACAAAACAAGATGCGCAAACCGTCATAGCAGTTGATTTTGATACGCACGAAGTAAAGAACGTCTCCGTATCGCCTGAAAAACCGGCAGAAGAACCTACTTCGAAGATGTACCGATTCAACGTCTACGGAAGTGAAAACATAATAAACAGCGTACGGAATATCGCTCAAGAAATGGGGCTTGCTATTGTGCCGTCGATGACGCTTGAAGGCAGTGTTGCACAAATAACACGCTTTAAAGAACTTCTTGCTCACCGCAATATCGGCTATGACAAAACGGGAATAATCAATCTTGCTGTAAAACAGATTGATTAACGAGGGGGATTGCAATGAGTGAAAGACGAATGCTTTCAAAGTCAATTACGGAGAGCGATATATTTTTAGATTTACCGCTTTCCGCGCAGGCTTTGTACTTTCACCTGTCAATGAATGCTGATGACGAAGGGTTTATCAATAATTCAAAACGAATCAGAAATATATGCGGCGCAAGCGAAGATGATTTGCAAGAGCTTATTCTGAACGGCCTTTTAATCCGCTTTGATTCAGGGATTTGTGTAATAACCCATTGGAAAATAAACAATAAATTGCGAAAGGATCGATGTAGAGCAACTAATTACCCTGAAGAAAAAGCTCTGCTCGTTGAAAATGCAGCCGGCGTTTATTCACTGCAAAAAGAGGATAAAGAATCGGTTGAACAGCCGGAAGAAATACCGGTTACGAAACCTGTGGAGGAAGCACCTCCCATACCCGAAGCAGAAACGGAAATCAAAGACAGCAGTGCTGACGATCTTGAAATTGAATCGGAAGCTGAACAAAAGTCGGGGAAAACTGCGTATGAGCTTGAAACGGGCGTAAATAAAAGTTATGCGGAAATGATTTTCGACATCTATTTTTCGCACGGGTTACCGTGCGGGAAAAATATCATCGAGTTCTCTATGCGTGATTTTAAACTTGCAAGTGCAGCTCTTAATCGATTGCAATTACACAGCGATGACGTTATTCAAGCGGTGAAAAACTATGTGCAAGTCATAGAGTTGAAACGAAAAGGCCTTACGTGGTGGAACAGTGAACAAAGTTTTTACAATTTTTGCGATAAAAATACGATTTTGCGCTTTCTTCCTGCGAACTTCAAGATTGAGGAATACGCAAAGCAAAAAGGTACTGAAACCGGCAGAGGCTCCGTGCCCGTCGATCGGATAGAGCTTTAAGAGGTATATATGCACGTTGTTGGTAAAGTAAATGATTTGACAATCGGTACAAAAGTCGTTGAGCATCTGTGTCAAAAACATGGCAAAGTTAAATGTGAAGCCTTTGTATTATGCGGTGAAATACATTCCTTTTGTCCTCTTTGTGAACGGGAGCGTGAGGAGCAGGAAGAAAAAGAGCGGCGGCAGAAAGAGCTTGAATATGCAAGAGAAGCCTTTGAAGCTGAAATGAAAGCACGGAATATTGAGCTTGAGTTTTGGGCGAAGAGTATTGAAGACTACAGGCCACAGTGTCAGGAACAGAAAAGAGCGCTTGCAGCTGTCAGAAAAATGATAGTTCAAAAGACAGGAAAAATAATCATATTAGGCTCGAACGGTGTAGGAAAAACAATGTTGGGAAGTGTCGCCGTTAAAGAACTCGGCGGTAAGATTTTAAGTATGTATGAACTATCGGGCATGATACGCCATAGTTATAAAGACAATGCAGAAAGAGATGAATTTGAAATTGTTAATGAGCTTGCTTCTATTCCACTTCTTGTCATTGATGAAATGGGAAGAACAAAAGGAAGCGAAGCTGAAATGAACTGGTTAAGTTACATACTCGATAAACGGCATGTAAGAAGACTGCCCTTTATGCTGCTTGCAAACACCCATTTGAAGCGTGATTGTAAGGCAAAGGGCTGCAGAAAGTGTTTTGAAAACTATGTAGATAATGATGTATTGAGCAGGTTACGGAAAGACACGGAAATTATAACGATTATCGCCCCCGATTATCGGGCGGGAAAATAAAGGGGTACATGGATGGGATTTTCAAGTACTGTTTGTTACAGGAATGAAGTGGGAAAAATACTTGCAAAGCTGCGTGTCGATTACGGTGAATCGCAAGCGAAACAGGCCGCACGGCTTGGATTTAATCAAGCATATTTGAGCATGGTGTCAACTGATAAGCGAAGTTTTTCATACGAACTGTATAAGTCTATCATGGAGCACTACGCGGAAAAGGCTTCGGTTTTTAAGGAAGAGCTTATTAACGAACTTATAAAGGCTGATGTTAAAGAACGGTTTACCGAACTTTTCCCGAATACGACACCGGAGCAAATGCTGTACATACTCTATGGAGAGAAGTAGGGAGCTGGAAAGACGATGAAAAGCGAAGCGTTCAACATGGACTGCATGGAATATATGAGGCAATGCCGCGACAAACAATTTAACCTTGCTATCGTAGACCCTCCGTATGGTGTAGAGGATATGACAGGCAAAGAGTTTTCACACGGTAGAGGTAAATTAAGAAATAGGATTTTTCAAATAGATTGTGAGCGTATCGATAAATGGGATGTTGCCCCGCCTCAAGAGTATTTTGATGAACTATTTCGAATAAGCGAGCATCAAATAATATGGGGCGGAAATTATTTTAATTTACCGCCTTACAGATGCGTTGTCGTGTGGGATAAAGTGCATCCGTTTAAAAACTTTTCAGCAGTTGAAATTGCATGGACAAACTTTAATGAGCCTGCAAAGCTGTTTAAGTTTGATAATAGGTATTCAGGGAAAATACATCCTATGCAAAAACCTGTTGAATTGTACAAATGGCTTTTAATGAATTTTGCAAAGGCCGGAGATAGTGTACTCGATACACATTTAGGTTCCGGTTCAAGCCGCATCGCCGCCTATGATATGGGTTTTGATTTTGTAGGCATTGAGATTGATACTGATTACTTTCAATCACAAGAAGCGCGTTTTAACGAGTACCGGCAGCAGCTTTCTCTATTTGAGTTTGCAGGCGGACAAATACAAGGCAACCTTGCCTTATAACGATTTTAAGGAGCGGACGAAATGGAAACAAGAAAAATTGTACGGACACTAAATGCAGGTGTGTTTTTTGGAAATGTTAAAGAAGAAAACGGAAATACAGTCGTCATGACGAACGTGCGGCGCATTTGGTATTGGGAAGGTGCGTCTTCCCTTTCGGAATTAGCGCAGCTTGGAACGGCAAAGCCTGAAATGTGCCTGTTCCCCATCGCAGTCGATGAGGTCAAACTTTTTGAAGTCATTGAGATTCTTTCCGTAACGGAACAGGCTGCAGCAAGTATTGACGGAGTTGCCGTATGGACGCAGCACAAATAATACGGTTTTTACGCGGCAGCAACAAGGAATATCCGTACGGCACACCTTCCAGCGGAGATGGCATTGATAATGGCATGGGCTTTGGCTGTGGAGCGGGTATAGGTTATGGAGGAAAGAGCGGATTTGGAGACAGCCGCTATCGCAACGGGAGAATGGTAGCAAGCGGAGACAAATGGGGTAATAGTGTCGGGCGCGGGGCTTCCATTTGCGACACAGGACATGGCGATAGACACGGCGCAGGGGACGGAGGAGGAAGCGGAAGATGGAAAGGAGTTTGGTTCGGCAACAGCGATCCGATTGCCGCTCGTGCCCCCTCAGAAATCGCAGCGATGAAAACCAAATTTGAAATCCTTACCTACAATGGGAAGCCCGTGTACACAGTTGACGGTATTCCATGCGTATTCCAATCGATACATGATACGTTGGCAAAAGTTGCCGTTATTAGTAAAACCGATTTTACCAGTCAAACGGCATTTATTGCACAATTCAATGGTTTTTTTGCGCACGGAGAAACAGTACGAGATGCGCTTTTAAGTGCAAAAGAAAAGTATTACCGGAGCATTGATTTTGAGGCAAAGAAAGCAGAACTGAAAGCTCTTTTTTCACGAAGTGCGGATAAAAAGCTCTCCGTTCGCACACTGTATGAATGGCATGGTATGCTTACCGGCTCTTGCTGCTTTGGGCGCGATGAATTTATACGTACTCATACCTTTAAATACGATGATCGGCTTACGCTTAAAGAGTTTGTAAACCTTACCGCAGCGCATTTCGGCGGTGAGAAGATAAAGGAATTATTGGAGTAAATAAATGACCATAGAAGAATTTGATGCCTTACCTCATTTTGCTAAAAACAGACAGCTTCGTTTTGCGGAAAAACAGCAAAAGAAACAGATTGAGAACAAACAATATCTTAAAACAGCAGACTTGGAAGATAAAGCGGAAGTCGTTTTTGCGGATAAAGACTACGCTATTATCAAACAATTTCCGTCATCGGTGAGATTCGTGAAAGGCGATTTGTTTACCGCTGTCTATCAAAAAGAGGGAAAATGGTGGGCTTCCTGTACGTATTTTCCAACGTTCGAAGATACTCTCTTTTATATCCTCGGCGTTATAAAGGAAGGTACTAATTCTCATTTTGGAGAGTACGTTTCCAAACTTTTCAAAGCATTATAGAGGCAAATAAAATGAAACAGAAATTATTGGATATGATAGCGGAGTTGGAAAAAGAAATTATCGTTTTCGACAATAAGAATCGCAAAAAATTTGAAGAATTACATGCATCCCACAAAAATCGGATGGAAGCATTGCGTGTGTATTTAGTTGGTAAAGGGATGTCGCCTGAATGGAATATTACTCGCATAGAAGATGATTGGAAGCTTCATTTACACTTTAACGTGGAACCCATTCCGTGTATTGGTCGAGTAGCCTTAAGCCGAAAAGGGATTACATCTGCCATTTTGGAGGATGACATCATGCGAAGAGAAGTCAGTATGAAGCAGCAGAAACAAATTTATCGGTTGTTTAGTGATGGTATCAGTTTTTTTAATTCCATTGATTTTGGAATGCTGGATAAAAAAGTACGTGAGCTTGATTTTTGTACGGAAAATACAATTAGAACCCAAAGAGGAATCGCCTATGAGCTGTATAGCAGATTAGAGTGGTTCAAAAAGTGTATAGCGGAGGTAAATAAATGAAAAAACGGTACTGTGCCGCTTGCGGTAAACGTGTTCCTATAGGAGCGCCGAAATGCGGTGAATGGGTTTCAGCTGATAGGGCACGGCAGACACCGCTGTACTATTGTTGTTCCGAATGCCTTTTGAAGCACATATTAGCACCGCAAGTAATGAAACGCTCACATGCACAATAAATATACGGGGGAATAGAAATGCTGACTTTTATACTCAAAAAGGAATGGTATGAGAAAATTGAAAGCGGAGAGAAAAGAATAGAGTATCGTGAGGTAAAACCGTACTGGACTAGAAGACTTGAAAGAGCAGAATTTAGAGGAGGCAATATATACTGGTATTTTAACAAGACAATCTTTGAAAATTTCTCCGCTCCCTGCATTTTTCGATTAGGGTATACAAAAGAAACGCTAGAGGCATGGATTACAAAAATTGAGGTTGTAGATGGCAAAGATACGGATTTACACATAGATAAACCTGTTTATGCAATCCATTTTAAAGACGTAAGATAGGAGGCAGACAAATGACAGAAACAAATAAATGTTCTAAAAACGGATTATGCGACGAATTGCTTGATGCCGTTGACAGCACTGACGGCGGCAAAGGAATAAAAGTGCTGCGCGGTATTACGCAGGAAATGATGTTTTCTAAACAATTCAGCATTGCAGATGCACCGGTCATCGCCATCTTTTACAAAACTTGTGCAAAAAGTAAAGGCAGACTTTTTAAGTTTTGCCCGTTTTGCGGAGAAAAATTTACTTGGTCAAAATAGGGAGAAATACCATGACAGAAGGTACTGAAACGCAACGGAAAATCATCGAAATTACAGAAGCGATGCGCGATTTGCTTTTGTACAAAAATGAAAAGTACGGGGATAGTGCGCTGCATCCTAAGCGTATTTTTCACAAAGAAAATGCTGTCAGCTCAATTCTTATTCGACTAGACGATAAACTGAGCCGTGTTATGGAAAACAATGACCAACTTCCGCGCGTCAATGATGTGGCCGACATTATCGGCTATTGTACCTTGCTTCTTGTCGGCATGGGCGCAAAAAAGGAAGACATTGAAAAGCTGATGGATTGAAACACGGGAAAGTAAAATATGGATATTTATGATTTACTTTGCGGCTTGAAAATAAAATATAGATTTTTTAAGAGGTGAAACAATGAAAAAAGAAGGTTTGATTGAATTGAAAAAATGTAAAGGGTATCAGGCTTTACTTCAAGCCGTTGAGAAAGATATTGCTGACGACCCAAAAGGTACAAGATATGCAGAAAAATTAAACTGGATAACAGAAAGAGTTTTGCATTATGCAGAAAAATTAAATCTGCCCGCTTCTGAACTTTTGGATAAATGGGAAGAAAAACGAACTTATTGGTATATGAACTATTATCAAGATTATAATATGCCAAAAATCGAGGGCGATAACGTTTCTGTTTTTGAAACTGTAGATGATTTTTTAAAATCAATTCCTTCTAAGAAGTTTATTTGTCCTTGCTGTAAAGGAATTACAACAAATCCTTACGAGTGTAATTCAGGGATTAAAAAAGATAACAAAACTTGCGATTGGAAAGTTTACGGCCTTTTTGATTTGGAACACATAACAGTATTTGTTAAAGATAAATTGAAGATTGATAAAATCTTTACCCCGGTAGATTGGGAAGAAGGAGAAAAAACAAAATGGAAATGAACAATACAAAAATAGTAGAAGCGATATATTTTCCGAAACCGTCTGCTATTTTTAAAGAAATACCGCAGCCATTTATGGGATGTGATGAATATGTGAAAGCGTGGTGCTATAACGGAATGAATATTATTGCAAGCGTTTCAAAATATGACGAGCAAGAATGGCTTCATGTATCATTCAGCAGAGCGAAGCGTATACCGGATTACAAAGATATACAGCTCATAAAGCGCCATTTTATTGGTGAAGATAAAAAAGCGGTAATGGTTTTTCCGGAAAAAGAATATTACGTCAATATCCATCCATACTGTTTGCATCTGTTTTACAGTCCTCATAATCCGCTACCGGAGTTTAGCGATGGCAGCGGTTTAATATAGGAGAATTAAAATGAAAAAATACACAAAGGAAGAATTAGAAAAATGGTGGATTTATAGATGTGAAGAATGCGGGGCTGTCGGTTTGTCAAGAGATTTAATTAAAACTGATTCTTTCGATGTTTGTTGTTTTTGTTGCCCGAAATGTTTTGCTAATGAATATCATATAAAAGATTATGAGAAAAAAGAAAGTTTTAAAAACAAAGTCAAATGTTTTTTTAGATTTGTTACTTTTTACAGGTTTAGATTGAGGATAAACGGGGGAGAATAAAAACAATGTCTGCACAAAAACACCAGCGCGCTATTGCTCTTTCATACTGCAGCGGAAGATGCGTCGTATGCGGTAAAGCTCTTGAGTACAACAATATGCAGGGTGCGCACCGTATAGCCGACACAAAAGCAAACCGGCGCAAGTGGGGTTCATTTATCATAGACCATCCGCTTAACGTAGCTATGGTGTGCAGTCTTACATGTAACGACGCGTGCAATATCGGATACAGGCCGTATGAGTGCTTACGGCTGGCATTTGCAATATTGAGCGCAGAAATGTGCAAACACAAGGGGGAGAAATGAGCAATAAAATAGAACTTTACGAAGTCTTAACATGGTTTGATGACCGTGGTAATCATTACAGGGCATGGAGTTTGTATAACGAATGGAAAGGGGCGGCGCGATACAGAAAAGAAGATGCCGTATCGGACGGGGAGAAGCATCAGAAGGCGCTCGAATACCTTTTTAAAGGTAAGGGGGATAACTAAATGTATACGGAAATCTTAAAATTAAAAGAAATGCTTGAAAAGGTGAATATTCCTTTTGAGTGGAAAGAAAATCACTTTGACGGGTTCCATTTGATTTATTCAAGTGAAGGCAAAACCACCTGTTCCGTTGTGGAGTTTAACGGCTCTTACGGATCCTCCAGTGATTTACTTGAAATAATGGGTTTGATGACGGAAAAAGAAAAACAGGAAACGGAAGATGACGTTTTGGGCTGGTTAACCGCAGAAGATGTTTTTAACAGAATAAAAAGCCACTGGGAAAGCGTACAGCGGGAGACGGCGGCAAAATGAAAACACTATATCTTTCCGGCGCGATAACATATAACCCCAATCACAAACAGGATTTTGAAAGGGCGTACAAAGACTTAACCGAAGCAGGATATACCGTTATATCACCGCTTCATATATGCGATGACGGCTGGGACTGGGTAACCTGTATGAGACAGTGTATTAAGGCGTTAGTCTTAGGAAGCGATGCGGTTGCCGTTATCCCGTCCGGTTACATTTCGGCGGAAAGAAAACTTGAAACAGACATTGCTCATTGTCTTGGTATGCCGGTCAAAACAGTTGAAGACTGGATAAGAGAGGGGGAGAAATTAAATGCCGTTAAATAAATCAACCGGGAATATGTACAAATTTATAACTCACACTTGGAACACAATCAAGGGCGAATGTCCGCACGGATGCAGCTACTGTTATATGAAGCGATGGGGCAAACAGCCGCCGTTGCATTTCGACGAAACGGAATTAAAAACCGAGTTAGGAAAAGGAAACTTTATCTTTATCGGTTCTTCTTGCGATATGTTTGCTGAAAGTATTCCTGAAAACTGGGTAAATCAAACAATTACAAAAATTGAATATGATGATCCCTATAATGATAAAAACAAGTATTTGTTTCAGACAAAAAACCCTCATAGGTTTTTTGATTGTTTTTATGCTCGTTATTTAGAAGATATGGGGAGATATGCGTCGTATTATTTTTGCACAACACTTGAAACAAACAGGCACTATAAAAATATTATGGACTCAGCTCCACCTGTTAATGAAAGAGTTTGCTGGACAAGAGAAATACCGTTTGATAAATACATCACAGTTGAGCCTATTATGGATTTTGATTTACCGGAGTTTGTCGAAATGATTAAGGCTTGTAATCCTATACAAGTCAACATCGGAGCAGACTCAAGTCCGAAACGTAACAAACTGCCGGAGCCGCCGAAAGAAAAAATACTTGAGCTCATCGGTGAGCTTGAGCAGTTTACAACTGTTGTGCAAAAGAAAAACCTTGCACGGTTATTAAAATAGAGAGTGGAAAAATGCCTATAATAGCAAAAATAGATTTAAGACCGTATATAGAGAATCCTCATCTATACATAACGGAAAGGCTTTTAGCTTCATTGGAAAATGAACTTCGTATATATACAGATATTGTAAAAACACACCCTGAATATCAAAAATTTATACCGGAAATTAAAAAAGATATAGAACAAGTAAAGAAAGAATTGAATAAGGAGTGCGTAATAGGAGATAAATATGAAAATAGAGACATATAAAACACGAGCGGATATCTTATATAAACAAATTTATAGAGAAAGCGTCCCGTTAAAAGACAAAATACTGCAAGTTATTATTACTTGTACTGATACGAAAGTAAAATCATTGTTACAGGATATGTTTGTTCTGGTATCGCAAGAAGAGGCGCGGGCAAAGCAAGCTTTCATTTTCATATCCTCAACAACAAACAAAGAAGCATGTAAAAAGGAATATAAAACATTAAAACTTCTTAATCATTGTTTTTTATTAGGTTCTATTGGTAGAGCCGAGCTGTTAGGTCAATGGGAAAAAGCTTATGAATAACTTAAATTCACTGATTATTGAGGGAATGGCTGAAAACAAACCGGCTATCACCATATCTAAAAAAGGTTCCTTAATTGGTACCTTTACGCTTATATCAAAGCGTCTTTGTAAAGAAGATGATACTTCTAAAGAACAAGTGATAAAGATTACCGTTGAAACATGGGATCGGATAGCGGAAATATGCAGGCAACGTTGTGTAAAGGGATGCGTTGTTAGAGTTGTCGGACGGTTAAAGCAGAATGCAGCAGATGGCAAAATAAAGGTAATAGCGGAGCATATCGAGTTTAGACCGATAGCAAAAAACAAAAGGAAGGTATAGCAATGGAGTGGACGTATGACCAAGAACTTCTAGGTGTAATTGCAGATATGAAAATTACCGGAGAAAGTTTTATTTGTCTTGCATCTGAAAAATCCTGTCTTGAGCATGGTAAAAAGGTAGTAGCAATTCTTGCAGATGAAGCAAGTAATGATAACCTGAAAAGAGAAGCCATGCATGATTTAAAACGGATAATAGCGTGCTGTAATTATTTTGTAGGAATTGAAGATGTTGAAAAATGGATTACAGAAAATCCAATAAAAAAACAGGAGGAATAAAGATGGCTTTTACATTTGAAGAATGGGAAGATGATTATAATTATAAACGACCTCTTGAGCCGCACAGTGAAAGCGACAATGCGGAGCAATGGGCGAAAATTGCTTTTTACGCAGAAGATAAATTGAAAGACGCCTTTGAAGCAGGGCGGAAGTCTGTATCAAATGCCCATTCATACGACTCTGCCAAAGATACATTATTACATATCAAACGAGTCAATGAATTGCTATTGTTATTTGCAAAAGAACTAATGGATAGAGCTATCTGCCACGACAATTCTAAACTTCACGAACCTGAAAAACCGTTATTTGATAAAATGACACCGCTTTTAAAAGGTTTAACGTATGGAAGTGAAGAATATAAAAAATCATTGGCAGAGTTAAAACCTGCATTAGATCACCATTATTCTCATAACAGCCATCATCCTGAATATTATAAAGACGGGATAAACGATTGTAATTTGTTTGATTTAGTTGAGATGCTTTGTGATTGGAAGGCTGCTTCGGAACGACACGCAGATGGAAATATTTTTAAATCAATTCAAATAAACAAAACTCGCTTTGCGATGGCTGACCAGTTGGCGAAAATCTTTGAAAATACGGTAAATAAATTATTCGGGTAATCTTAATACAAGGAGCGTAAACATGAGTTTTAGAGAATATTACATTGAACAATTTAAGGAGCTTCCCTTTATTTGGAAGGAAGCAAAGAAAGATAATAGAAGGTTGGCATTTTTGCTTACCTCTCTTTTATTACTGTTTCCTATAGCAATCTACATGATGTATTTATACGATACGGGAAAAATGAAAGTTGACAGACGTTATACTAAAAAGGAAGAAAACTATGAAAATCAAACGGAATGACATAAAAAACTCTGTTTTTGAAGATATTGCATTGATAAGAGGTGATTATGGGATATAGGTATAATAGGCAAATTCGCAAAGTAATGAATGGTAATTACAGAGCGGCTTTTGAGCAAGTGAGAGTTTATATTGAAGCAAAAGCTAGAAGCGCAAACTTTTTTCAACGGTTTCGTATTGCTATGCGGTATCTGTTTAAAAAAGACTTTAATAGTTTTCTGTAATTCAATTACCTGTTTAGGAGAATGAGTAGATGATTAACATAACAATAATCGTACTTACATTAGCAGTGTGCATTCTCATCGGCATAGGCTTGATCTATCGCGAGAAGTCTTTCACGTGGATAGATATAACAGATAAGCAACCGAAAAAAGATGAATGGATATTTGTATTAAGTTCTTTTCAAGCAGAGCATCTCCCATCAGGTGTGAGAATTCTTTATGCAAAATATTACGGAATGACACCCGTAGGGCTTGGAGAAGTTTCATTGCCCGGATTAGGACTTGATATAAAATATTGGTATCCGGCATCAAAACTTCCTCCGTTTCCGAAGGAATTAAAGGATAAAAAATAGAATGAATAATCTTTTAATCGGAGATTGCAGAAATATCTTGCCGACATTAGAAGCGCAGTCTATACAATGTGTTGTAACAAGTCCGCCGTACTATAATTTGCGTGATTATGGCGTAAGCCTGCAAATAGGACAGGAAGCAACATATCAGGAATATATAGAGAGCCTCGTTGATGTGTTCCGTGAAGTAAAACGAGTATTAAAAGATGACGGGACTGTATGGCTTAATTTGGGAGACAGTTATGCCGGTAGTGGACAGGGCGGAAATTTGGGTAAAAATAAAAAATTGAAAAGCATGACACCGTTAAAACAAACTCCGCTTGCCGGATTAAAGAAAAAAGATTTAATAGGAATACCGTGGCGGGTTGCGTTTGCTCTACAACAAGACGGATGGTATTTGCGCCAAGACATAATCTGGCATAAACCGAACGTCATGCCGGAAGCGGTAAAAGACCGATGCACAAAGTCGCATGAGTATATTTTCCTCTTATCGAAACATAAGAACTATTATTTTGATGCGGAAGCAATAAAAGAACCGGTAGTAAGCATAAAGGGAAACAATAAAACTTTTAGAAACGGCGGAGTTTATACAAAAGGACAGAGCTATTTTAATTCTAAAAAAATAGAAGCAGAAACACACGGTAACAAGCCGAATGAAAGTGGTAAACGCAACAAACGGGACGTATGGACAATTCCAACACATCCGTATAAGGGTGCGCATTTTGCAGCCTTTCCTCTCAAGCTTGTTATCCCTTGTGTTTTAGCAGGAACTCGTGAAGGGGACGTTATACTCGATCCGTTTTTCGGTAGCGGTACCGTAGCCGAAGCTGCTGCTCTCTTAAATCGGAATTGGCTTGGTATCGATATAAATCCCGATTATGAGCCGCTTTATAAACAGCGATTGGCGTTATTTGCATAGGAGTAATAAAATGACTGCAAAGCAAAAATGTTGCGGCAACTGCACATATTATATGACTGATGAAGATGCGTTCGGCAACTTATCAGACTTTCATCATGATAGAAACAAGGACGAAGGTTTTTGTATAGTGCAAGATTTGTTTTACACAGTAAAGAATGAAGACGACTCTTGTGCGGACTGGATATGTGATAATGAATGACATAAAATATGGAGTATTAACATGTTAAATCTAAGTAAAAGCGAAAAAGAGAAGTTAATTAAACTGTTGGAAAATGACACATCAACAAAATCAAACGAGCTTCTCATTAAGCGGATTAAAAACTCAATGAAGGCAATAAAGCCGCGATCAGCAAAGAACAAAGGCCTTGAATGGCAGAAAGAAACGTGCGAAATCGTAAGCCGGATAACAGGGATTCCTTACGACCAAAAAAGCGATGATTGCGAGATTCATTCCAGAGAAAGCGGACTTAACGGAGTCGATGTGATTTTGCGGGGCGAAGCGAAAAAGCGCTTCCCATTTTGTATTGAGTGTAAAAACGCAAAGACTATATCGCTTGCTGAATGGGTGAGACAGGCGCAAGATAACTGTAATGAGAGTGATAATTGGCTGCTTGTTATTAAAAGCCCCATTCTACCGATGAAGAAGATAGCGGTAATGGCATTGTCAAAATTTGAACAGCTCGCAACGGATATACTGCAAGGTTGATTATTACGTATATCTGATGTAAAATAGATAAAAGAAGAATTCAAAACAACTTATACAAGTATCATACTGACCAATGATATAGTTAAAACGGTGGGGGAAGATGAACGGACGTTTTAATCGTATCTTTGAGTATCTTAACCGAAAGAAAAATGAACAGTTCTCAGGCAGCATAAAATTGAGCTTTGAAAGTGGAACTTGCGTCGCTATCAGCGAAGCAAACCGCCACGATATTCCTTTAACAAAAGTAGAAAATGAGACAATAGCTGTGAGCTGTCTTGCTATGGCAGAAAAACATGACTTTAACGGTGCCGTTGTATTTGTTTTTGAAGATGGAAAAATTACCGAATATTCATATTCAAAAACATACAAAGGCGATACTCTTAAAAAATTTTTGGGAGATTAACGTGCAAGTATGCCTTATATGCGGAAAAGCAATAAAGTATATAGCTACCGGTTTTAAAACAACCGAAGTGTGCAATGCCGAAAAAATCGAATTTATATCGGAAGGCGGGCATATTTTAAAAGGCTATATGCGCCATGTTTGCACACCGAAAGAGCAGGAACAATATAATGCCGAAAAATGAAGATATTGAGACGTCAGAGCAACGGGAAGAAAAACCGAAAAAACGGCGTAATAGCAAACAGAAAGATACATTCTCAATCACGCTTGAAGACGGAAGCGTAATAGATCTTGATTCTTTCGATTATGGGGACGTGAAGCTAACACAAAAAGAAAAGCTGTTTATTCTCTGGTATACCTACCCTGCAAGTAGTGCTTATCATGATTCAGCAAAATCGGCACGCAAGGCCGGATATTCACAGAAAAACGCCCGCATGAGCGGGTATAATTTACGCCATAATCCGAAAATTGCGCCGCTTATCGCACAGTTTGATAAAGACGTCGTAAAGACCGGTATTGAAGACGCCTATCACCGAATTATTCAGCGGAAGATAGCGCGGAGTGAGTTTAAGGGGCTGGACTTTTATAACATTGAAAACCACATAGCAGAAAACGGCAAAATTCATACAAGTGTTACCATTAAAAAACCGGAAGAACTGACCGAAGAGCAGAAACTTTGTATAGACGGGCTTGAGTTTGTCGGGCAGCAGTCAATTCCGAATTATAAATTACCCAACAGAACCGCCGAAGAAAATAAGCTCATTGAATTGTACGAAAAGATAAACGGTGAAGGCAACAAAGAAGGGTATGAAGTGGAGACGACGGCGGAAATTATAAAAGGAAACCTGCAAGTAAAGACAAAAATTGTTAAGGCAAATTCAGAAATAACGGAATTATCTGAACTTACAAACATCGGGGCAATAAAGAGAGAAGAAGAGGATTAAAGCGAACAATGAAGCTATGGACGCCGGAAGAAAAATTAAATTATGTTTACGCGTTTATGAAGTACGATCATAAGGATATTGAATTGGACTTCTGGCAAGACGATTTTATACTAAACCGAAACCGTTATATTTGCCTTCTTAAAAGCAGGCAGACCGGTTTTTCTTTTGTTGTTTCGATTAAAGGACTTGTAAAGGCTTTAGACCCTGCAAGAACGCAGTATACAAAACAATTTGTATCATATAACGAAGAGGATGCTCAGGAAAAAATCAGATACGCTAAACAGTTCTATGATTCAATTCCAAGACAATATAAAAAGAAGCTCATACACCAAACGGCAACAATGCTTGAATTTGAAGATGTGGGCGGTAAGACTACGAGTCGTTTAATCAGTTTACCATGCAGACCTCCACGTGGACGAAACGGCGATATTTGCCTTGATGAGTTTGGTGTTTATTTAGCGCGTCTTTCAAAAGAAATCTATACGGCAGCTTCATTTTGTACATTGCGTAGAGGTTGCATTGAGGTTGGAAGCACACCATTAGGAACGATCGGTAAGTTTTACGAGATTTGCACGGATAGAGAGCGTTATCCGAACTTTGACCGTTATTTTGTGCCGTGGTGGTATGCAAAAGTAATGTGTAAAGATGTGCGGAGTGCGGTACAGTTTGCTAAAGAAATGCCGACAGAGGAACGGGTAGCAAAATACGGAACAGACCGCCTTATATCACTTTTTGAAAACTCTACGTTAGAGGATTTTCAGCAAGAATGTGAATGTGTGTTTATTGATTCAAGTGCCAGTTATATATCGCTCGAATTGATTTATGCGAATACGCCGGGAAGAAGGGAGCAGGAGTTACTATCAAACATTGAAAATGATGAGGAGTATTACAATGCTAAAAGAGGTGTAGAAATACATTGTTTCAAAGAAGCTGGCGATTTGATTTTGAATTATAGCCCTGAAAAACATGGCTCTCCGCTGTTTATGGGGCTTGATATTGGACGCATAAAAGACGCGACCGTTTTTTATATAATCGGAATAGTTGGCGGAAAGAAAAGAAGTGTATTAAGACTCGAAATGAGAAATGCTGATTTTGATAGCCAATTTAATGTTCTTAATACGCTTATGGAAAACTTGCCGATTTACCGTTGCAGCATTGATGACGGTGGACTTGGTAAGAATCTTGCAGAGAATGCTCATAAACGCTATGGAGAGCGAGCAGAAATCTTTCACTTTACCCTGCAATCAAAAGAAGTACTTGCAATGAGCGTTAAAATGGGATTGGAGCGCAGAGAATTTGAACTTGAAAACGATAGAGAGTTTCATGCACAAATTCACTCGATAAAACGCACCCCCTCAAGCGGCGGCAGTTTCCGCTATGATGCTGAGCGCAACGAAAAAGGACACGCCGACAGCTTTTGGGCGTGGGCATTGGCGAATCATGCAGCAACAGCACAAAGCGGCACTCCCAATTTTTACGCTGAATATGCTAGAAAAAAGAAGGCTGTCGTGATAAACTCTGACCATACAGAAGAACTCTTAAAAAATCCGCAACAACCGCTGACCCGGACGCGTGGAGAATCCTTAGCGACTGTTTTAAGGAGAGTTCGGCATGGGAATAAATAATAAAGAACTTACACAACTGCCTGCTGGGGTGGAGCCGATAAGCGTACAGCGTGAAATGAATAGGCTTGCTCGCATTACAAGACGATTTCAAAATACCGATTTTTTCAAAAAAACAGACGGGCAAACGGCACAATCTTCATTCTTTGACGACCTTACAATAGTCAATAACGTTTACGGAAACCTCAAAACGGCCGACGGGCATTTTAACCGCGAAGTCGATTGTCAAACCTTACGCCGCGTATCGAAAAAAGCATGGATAATCAACCTTTGTATTACCAATGTGCAAAAGAAGATGAAACCGTTTTTTAAGCCGTCTACAAACCGCAACCTCCGGGGCTTTATCGTCAAAAAATCAGGTGAAGATGTTATTAAGGCCGCAGGGCAAAAGTCAAAAGAAAGAACCCTTATAGAGCAGTTCCTTCTGAACACTGGATTGGATAAAAATACCGATCGAGATAATCTTTCCAGATTTTGTACAAAAATCGTGCGTGATGCGCTTGAAATTGACCAAGTTGCAACGGAAATAGGTTATACCAGAGCCGGTAAACCGTATGCGTTCTGGGCGGTAGACGGCGCAACGATTGAAAAAGTCTTACCAGACCAAGAAAACCCGTACAATATAAAACACGTTCAGATCATCAACAGTATTCCCAAAGCGTTTTACCCGGAAGGATCGCTGATTTTCGACTATCAGAATCCAAGAACGGATATACACTATTCTTTTTACGGCTATTCGGTTGTAGAGCAAGCAATAGACCTTATAACAAGCACCATTAACGCATTTACCTACAATTCTGGTTTCTTCACGGAGAATAAATTGCCGCGCGGTATGCTTTTGCTTGACGGAAACGCAAGCCAAGAAACGATAGAGCAAATGGAAGACTATATAGTTGACATTATGAGCGGTTCCCCGTCGAACCAATGGCGGGTGCCGATTATTCCGGCAGGAAATGGAACCGGTGGAGATGCGAATGCTATTAAGTGGGTGGCTTTAGGCGGAACAAACCGTGAAATGGAGTTTCAAGGCTGGCTTGATCTTCTTATCAGTGCGACTGTTTCTCTTTTCGGCTGCAGCATGGAAGAGCTAGGACTGCACAGCTCAAAATCGCAGCCGGTTTTTGAACGAAATGCAGCTCCTGAAATTGAAGCGAGTAAATCACTTGTTTTAGGAGATATGCTTTCTTTTGTGCAGCAGTATCTCAACAAAATAATCGAGAAAGTATTTCCCGGATATGAAATCGAGTTTGTCGGCTATGAGCGGGACGACCCTAAGCAAATGCTTGATCTTACGAAAGGAGAGCTTGAATCATATAAGACTGTCAACGAGGTGCGTAAGGAAAAAGGTTTACCGCCGCTTGAATCGAAATGGGCTGATGAATGCCCTGCTAACCCGCAGCTGGTACAGATGTATCAAGCGGAACAAATGGACGATTCTGGCGGAATGGAAGACCCCGAAGGGGGCGATGACAGCGACGATTGGGGAGATGTCGGTAGTGGCGGAGAAAATGAGAGCGGAAACAGTGAACCTGATTTTGGAAGCGGTGAAGAGGAGAGCGCAGAGCCGGAAGACGGAAACAGCGTCAATAAGTCGTTGATATATGTATTTTAGGTGAATTTTTTATGAGCTTTAATAATAAAAGGCATTACAACAATATCAATAGAAACATTGAAATTAAAATAAACGACATCACTGAAGGGAACCGGATAGCGAAGTTCACACAGCTTGAAAAATGTCTTGCAGGTGGTGTACCTGAATATATTTCGGCGGATAATACCACCCCACTACCGAGCGTGAATATCCGAATGACAGACTGCTCCACCGAACGCATAGAAAAAGCCTTACGCACAATGGCAATGTCCTTTGATATTCCGCTTAAAAGCGCAAAAGGTGAAGTCTTTTTGTATAAGGCGCAGGAAGATTTAACGGATAGATGGTGTGTGTTCTTTTCCGAATTGGTAAGAAATACATACGACTTTATAACCGATTATTTTGACTTACCCAAAAAAACGGTTATGTCAAAATCCATCCTTACTCATAAGGGTAAGATTTTGTATTATCCTGAAACCGGAGAGCCGATAAAACAGGCTGATTGGGCTAAGTTTGTAAAAAATCTCGAAAAGTTTTTAAACCGCAACATAAAGGACACGGAAAAGAACATCATTCTTCAATCTAATTCACTGGGAAAAATCCTTGACCGTATGCTCAAATACAACACATTAGAAGCGGTAAAAGCATTACAGCTTGAAAAATTACAGTATCACGGTAAAAGCTTTGACTGGATAAGTGAATCCGTGAAGAACATGAAAAACACTTTCGGCGCTTCTTTTACCAGACAAGAGCAAGCGCGTATCGAAATGCTCACACAATCTGCAGCAACAAAAATAACGAATATTACCGATGAAATGAGCGGCGACATAAAGCAAATTCTTATTGACGGTGTAAAGGGGCGCAAAAGTAAAAGTGAAGTATCTCAAGCATTGTTTGACAAAATGGTAGGCGATAACCGCGATTATCAGCGGCTTGCAGATACGGAGATACAGAACGCCGTCAATAATTCATTTTTACGCGAGGAAGTACACAATACACCTGATGGTCAAAAAGTATACTTCCAGCGAATTGAGGTCATAGACAAGAACACCTGCGCTTTTTGCAAACGCATGAACGGTAAAATTGCCGTGTGGAGCGATATACCACATAAAGACGAAAAAGCAAATGACGGTATAGCAGATTTCGTTATTTGGGAAGGTAAGGAATGGAACGGCAGCGGACACAGCTTTACCACCGGCGTATTTCATCCTTATTGCCGCGGTACATGGGTACGTTACGACACTGATATTGATAACGCAAGAATTGATGCGCTTGTCGCTGAACAAAGCGGACGCGCAAAAAAGTGGAATAATGCGGTAAAACAGGCAAAAGAAGAATATAAAAAGAACGGTATTGCAAATCCTGACGATACAACGCAAGGTTTTACCGGCCGCATAAACGAACTTTTCAGAAGCGAAGATATACAAAAATCATTATCTATTAACGACAAGTTATTTAATTTATGGACAAGAAGGCTTTCCCCTGAGTTCGCTAAAGAATATAAAAAATTATGTGATGACGCTGGTGGATTTATTCCTCGTAAAATCTACTCAATAAAAGGTTATCCGAAAGGGCAAGACTTGGAAAACTGTATTTTATTGGAGTTACGGGGAGATTTTTTTGTTATTTCATGCGGCGGAGACTGGCAGGACGAAAAACTCGTAAAAATAATGCTTTCTAAAACGGGGCTTGTCGCAAAAGTTATTTCAGTTGCTGACAAAGAAGATCAGAGATTCTTAAGAAGAAAGAATAACTATATTTTGCATGAAGTTAACCACCTCGCTACTAATAAGAAATTGTATGGGACGACAAAGGATGGCTATACATATGATTTAAATAATCCAACAGAAAAGTTTTATTTTGATTTGAAAAATGCTTTTGACAAATCCCTTACCTATAGCGGTTATCCACTACAAGGACGTACCACTTTTGCCGGACTCAAAATCAGTATAGAGAACCGTAAAGGAAGCATAAGGCGCGGTGTAGATAGCGATGGGCATAAATGGGCTATTAAAATGAAATACGACTACGGATATATCCGCGAGACGGAAGGCGTAGACGGTGATCACGTAGACTGTTATTTAGGCGACAATGAAAATGCGCGTAATGTATACATCATACATCAAAAAATACCGGGAACTGATATTTATGACGAAGACAAATGTATGCTCGGCTTTAACACACTTGAAGAAGCAAAAAGGGCTTATTTTTCGCAATACGACAAGAGCGGATTTTTCGGCGGGGTTGATACGGTGCCTATCGAAGTATTCAAAGAGAAAGTGAGGCTAAAAAAATGGCATGGTAAAAAATTGGAGCATTTACAAGATTGTTAATAGAAAATGTATGAATTTATATACGAAAATTTACTTTTAAGCGTATTGAGGAGGGGCTATGAAGGGAATTAAATTTTTGGAACGTTGGCGGAACAAATTGAACGAGATAAACAAAGCTCGTGCGGTGAAGTATATCCGCCGTTATCCGAAAAAAACGGGCAAAGGCTATAACTATGTTTATCAAGATAGTTGGAAACACCCATTTAAGGCGCTGCTTGAATGCTTCGGCATAAAGCAAAAGAAGATCGCTGACAACTATGCAAAGCACGACATCAAAAAAGACTTCGGTGCGGACAAGCCGACTTTCGCCGCTCACGTACTGGAGTATTTTACGAACAAAATAAAGTGGGATGCTCTTTTTGCAAAAAAAGAAACCCGCGAGAAATACAAAAAGCCGGTGCAGCAGAAAGCAGTACAAGAACGCGCAAAAGCAAAAAGTGTAGCAGAATCCGTTGCGAAAAAACCGGACGGTGATAAGATGATTGTAAACCGCTCACTGATGCGTAAGGTATGGAGTATCTACAGCGTAGAGGGACAGCGTATTGAGGCAGAGGAAAGCGAAGCGGAAAAACACGCGAACCGATCAGACGCTATGAGGGGAAACCAGAACGCCAAGAAAAACGGCTCTCATGCCGATATTGAAAACGGAGGTAACGCAAATGAAGGAAATAACACTGACACTGAGCAAAGAGGAATTCCCAGAGGTATTGAAGATATACGGACTGGAAGGGGCAAAGATGCAAGCAATCAGAATGTGCTTAGCCCAGAAAATGGAGATAACGGAAGTCAACCTGTATTCAGTCCTAATCAATCTGGAAGAGGACTTGCAGATGCAGACAGCGATGTTAACAGAGGACGAGGAAGAATAACTAAAGGGCAGGCGCGTAAAATCCGCGAGCAGTGCCGCGAAATCCTGAAAAAGTCCGATTCTGACATTACTGAAGCGGATAAACAAATTCTTTCACAGTATGTTGGTGCCGGCGGAACGGATGAGGACGGCAGCTCAAACAGCGGTGTTCTCTATGAGTTTTACACACCGCGCAATGTCATCTCTAAAGTATGGCAGCTGGTAGATAAATACAATCCCCGGCAAGATAAAACCGTCATTGAACCGTCAAGCGGTATAGGGCGTTTTGCGGAAGGCAGAAGCGAAAAGTTTACCATGTTTGAACTTGAAGAAGATTCCGCGCGTATTGCGCATATTCTTCATCCTGATGCAGAAATTGTGCAGGGTGCTTTTCAAGAACACTTTATGAAGCAAAAACAGGGGCGCTTCACAAAAAATTTTGAACAATACGATGTTGCAGTAGGGAATCCGCCTTACGGTGCATACACCGGTAAATATAAGGGGCTGGGAGAAGGCAAAGACTTCAAACGCTATGAATCGTACTTTATGGCACGCACGCTTGATACGGTAAAAGACGGCGGTATTATGGCAATGGTCGTACCGAGCGGATTTTTAGACGGCGGTAGTGCATACGGTAAGGATTTGGAGAAAATTGCCGGTAAAGCCGAATTACTTGAAGCGTGGCGGCTTCCGAATGGCACTTTTGAAAGTACCGATGTCGGAACTGATATTGTCGTATTCCGCAAAGGAAAAGGCACCACGGTAGAGGCACTGAAAAGCTACTTTCAGAATAATCCGGATCATATTGCAGGGGAACAGTCTATTAGAATTGGGCGCTTTGGCGAGGAAACCTATATCAAGCCGAAAGACGGAGAAACCTTTGAAAGCGCCGTTGCAAATATCGATGTCGGGCGTACGATAGCACAAAAGCAGATTGAGGAAGTTGCAAAAACGGTAACAGCACAACCGGAGGCAAAGAAAGCAAAAAAGATCACCGATAAGACAAAGTTCGGCGATTTTGTGGAAACTGAAAAAGGTACAGGACTTGTTGTCGGCTATTTGCATGGGAAAAACCGTAAAATAACGGGTGTTATCGTGAAAGTAGACGGCAAGAGTGAAAAGATTGCATTTGCCGACGTAGACAGCAGTCATACACACCTGTCTGATGCGATGAAAGGTAACAAGAATGCTGCCGGTGAGCACGATTATCCGATTGACCCAAAGGCGCAGTTACTTGATGCGGAAGCCTTCAATAAAAAGTATGGCAAGAATATCGACCCGCAAGACCTCCCTATTTGGAAAGTTACTGATAAATTCGGCAATGTTGATATGACAAAACTCACCCCTGAACAAAAAAAGTATGTCGAACACTCCGATCACTTTGTAAAGGATGGGCAGGTGTATACAAATGTTGTCAATTACGCAAGCGGGAATATCCGGCAGAAGTTACGGGAGCTTGATGAAAGTGATCCGCAGTACACGCTTAAAAAGTCATTGCTTGAGGATGTTTGCCCTAAAGAAAAAGGATTTTTGCGTACATGGAAAGAGACCGAAATTGACGAAAACGGAAATAAGGTTGAGGTTGAAAAATCAGACGGCTTTACGCTCTCACCTATTACTGATTGGGCGCGTGAATATGTTATGAAAGACGGCGGAAGCCTTATAAACGGTTTTTTCCAATGGGCTTGTGCCGGTAACAGCTATTACAATCCAAGTAATTCACCTATTGCGCGTGAAGAAATACCACCAGAATTGAGCTGGGGTGATATAAAAGATTTTGTAAATAAAATAGCTTTAAGACTTGATCGAGGTGAAGCTGGGACGGACGATAAAAAGGGCAAAGAGCGTTACAGAGAGCGCAAAAAGCAGTTGAGGCGTGATACTGCAATAAAACTTTTTAACCGCTATCTTACCGAAGGATTAAGCCTTGAGGAACAATCCGCACTCATTGAAGCATGGAATGATAAGGCAAATTCATTTGTAAACCCTGATTATACAAAGATGCCGATTTTTGTAGACGGTATGTGTACGCATAAAGGTTCAAAAGAGTTCAATCTTTCCGAACAGCAAATGAAAGGAATTTCCATGCTGACGAATAAAGGCACCGGCTTACTTGCCTATGATGTGGGTGTTGGAAAAACCGCGTGCGGGATTGTCGCTACTGTCAATCAAATTCAAACAGGAAGAGCAAAAAAACCGCTTATTTGCGTACCCAAGGCTGTGTATACAAACTGGATTAAATCAATTCATCAATTTTTCCCCAATATTAAAGTCAACGAGCTTGGCAATCTCTCTAAAAAATTTTGGCAAGAAGGAATGAAAATTGATGACGGTAGTATTACTGTTTGTACTTACGAAGGACTGGAAAATATCGGATTCAATGAGCAGGAAGAAGCAGAAATACAAGAAGACGTAGAATTTGGGGCAATGGAAACGAGCGCGGAAGGCAAATCTAAGCGGGCGAAAGCAAGCGAAAGTGAAAAACAAGCCGAACTTGTTGGAGAGATGGGAAGGACTCGTGATGGCGGTGTACAATTCAGTGAATTAGGATTTGATCATATCACCGTAGACGAAGTACATAACTTTCGTAACCTGTTTAAGATGCCGCGGCACATGAACAAAAACGGTAAAAACGAGCAAGGAGAATCAAACGAGTTTGACGGACTTGGAAGCGGCGGAGAGCCGGCAGATAGAGCAAAAAAGCTCTTTGCAATTACACAGCTTATTCAGCGTCATAACGACGGGCGCAATACCTTTTTGCTCAGCGCAACGCCGTTTCAGAATTCCCCTACTGAAGTCTATTCTATTTTATCCTACATGGCACGCGATAAGCTCAAAGAAATGGGTTTTTACTCTTTGGAGCAATTCGTGTCAAACTTCTGCAAGGTGCAGCGTGAATATGTCGTAAAGGCAAACCGCGTAACCGAAGCGCCGGTCGTAAAGGGCTTTGAAAACCTTTCAGAATTACATGGGCTTTTGGTATCGTATATGGATAAAGTGGACGGTGAAGAAGCGGGCGTTGTACGTCCATATAAACGACCGCACGCACCGGAGCTTGAACTTTCCGATCTGCAAAAAGCAATTATGAATGAATGCAGTACATACATTGAAACGCAAGAACAGCTGCCTAAAGAAGAACGAGACGACGGCTATATGTTCCGCGCCATGAATGCTATGAAAAATTGCGCATTAAGCCCGGCTCTTGTAGACCCCAGTTTTATCCCTGAAGGTTATGATATTCCGCCAATGAGTGAATTTGTTGAATCATCGCCGAAATTAAAATTTACGTGCGATTCAATTATTGCACAGTACAAACAGAATAAGAAGAACGGACAGATTATGTACATGCCAAGCGGTGTTGAGCAGTTTCCGCAGGTGCGTAACTACCTCGTAAAACATGGTATGCCGAAAGAGGCAATCGCATTGGTTAAGGGTGCCACTACTACAGACAAAGCTCTTGAGGAACGCGACGAAACGTTTAAAGATTTCAACAACCCTGACGGGAAATGCAAGGTTATCATCGGTTCAAGCACCATTAAAGAAGGTTGTAACTTACAGGGAAACACCACAACGATTTACTGTACACAGCTTGACTGGAATCCTACCGATGTCCAACAGCTTTGGGGGCGCGGTTGGCGGCAGGGAAACCGGCAAGGGATTGTCCACTGTATAACGCCACTTATGCACGACTCTCTTGACCCGATGATTTACCAAAAGCACGATGAAAAGAGCAGCCGTACTAATGATCTGTATTCATATAAAGGCGATGCCATGAACGCACAGGATGTAAACCCTGAAGAATTGAAATTCTCACTAATAAAAGACCCGAAAAAGAGGGCAGATTTACAAGTGATGGAGTTTACAGAAAAAAACAAGAGCGACCAAAAAATGTATGGTCAACTTATTGATGTGCTGCATAAACAGATTGAAACCGCCTTTAAGAGTGATGAAGAAATCGCGGAAAATGCTAAAAACGGACTTGACTGGAAATTTGAAGGCGTTGATGCAGAGAAAAAAAAGATTACTGAATATGAGCAAAATATCAAAGACCTTAAAGAGAAGCGCGCTCTTTTCAAGAAAGATTATAAGGGAAAAGAAGATTCCTTTTCACACGAAGATCGCGATGCGTTGGGAAAATATGATGCTGCCGGAGGTACTATCAGATGGGGGTGGAGGAATGGTAGGAGCGGGTATGAGGAAGCCTTGCACGATTTCGACCTTTTTATAACCGGACAAGAAGAAGGGATTGCGCGGTCTAAATCCTTTATCAAGACCTACAACAAAAACCTTAAAAAACTGACTGATGCACGTGAATCATGCCGTTCTTATCTTGCTTCAAAAAATATGCACTCTCAAAAAGATTGCGAAGAGAAGATACAGGATTATGTGCGCCTTATGGATGAAGCCAGGAAGAATATCGATAGGGCAAAAGATATGCGAGCACAGTTTTTACAAGAAGCCATAGCATACAACGAAGTGAATAAAAAGAATATTCTCAGCGTTGATGAGCTCGTAAAACTCAATGTAGAAAGCATTATGAACGATTTACACCCGATGGACGATGAATGGAAGGCAAAGATCAAAGCCGAAAATGAGGCAAAAAAGACTGGAAGAGATGTAAAGAAGGCATGGTGCTATTTTGACAAGAACGGAAACCTGTTCTTTAGGAAAAGTGCATTTTCACGGATTGCATAAGCAGTATTACTCATACCGACGACACATAATAAACTGATAACGGTTGTTATGCAAAAGCAAACGCCGATTATTCCCTACCACAACAGTAGGGAGTAGTCGGCGTTTTTTTATTTCCACAAAGATTGATAAGCGGGAGGCAAAAACATGAGGATTATTTTTCAACAAAGTACATTAGATGCAATACAAAAGGCGTTCGGTAAACGGGATTTAGCGAAATTGAGAAAAGAAATCATTACCGACAAGAACGGACACCGGCGTACGGTATGGGTAAAAAATGATCAAGCGCAGTCGGTAAAGCCGCAGAAAAAGACCGCGCAAGATGTACAAAATATGCACTCATACGCACATACACGCGGTGATCACGTCATTTTTATGAAGGATGGGCAGCCGTTAACCGGTAAAATTGTCGACTTAGGTAGAGACGGTGTAACGGTTTTAGGAACGGGGAAAGCTAAAGGTCAATCATTCAAAGTCTTGCATAGCGATATAAAGCAAGTTACTAAAATGATAAACACTAATGATGCCATTCGCGGACTTATGAATCAAAATGGCATTAAATCCGGTTGGCGTGGTACTGACGGAATGCAGCCTGAAGCATGCGATACAATCGAAGGATTGTATGATACAGTGGAAGCAGCAAGGGGCGAGTTCAGTAACTTTACCGACAGTGTTTGCCAAAAGTTCCTTGCTCTGAACCCTATCGTTATGAAACGAGCTACTTTGAAGAGCGAGAAACGAATCAAAGAAAAGCTGCGCGAAGATGAGAATTCTTACAAGAAAGCTTGTGAAAAGACAGGAGCTGAATATAGACCGATGAACTATGACGAGAGAACAGACACTTATCATTGCCGGACTATTCGCGATTGTGACGGGCATACAATCTGTCTTAACAGTATTGAAGATGTAGCTAATGTACTAAAGCACCTTGACGGTATGATGGAAGTTGCGAGAATCAAGAATAATTTCGGCAAGCCTTCACCAGTCGGATATTCTGATATCAACTGTAATGTCAAACTTTCAAACGGCGCGATTGTTGAGTTACAGGTAAACACTACCGCAAATATGGTTGCAAAAGAGCGTTACGGACACGCACTTTATGAAGTTTATCGCTCGGTTGTAAGCAATCCTAAGTATGCCAAACTTGCTGACATTATGGGTAAGGCACAAACAGACCTTTATGGACTTTCAAACAAATATTCAAAAGATGGTAATTTTTCGACTGCAAATATACCGAAAGGGCGGGATGGAAACGCAAATATTTTTGACGGCGGTTATAAGCACACGCCTTATGCAGATGCTATCAGAGATTATGTAAATAGCGCGATTCCGCTTTTCAATCAGGCAAAGGCGGAGGGCGCTCTGAACGATGATACAATCAAGCACTTTGAGCATTTGGTTGAATACATACGCTAAACTATTTGCAAAAATCGCACTTTCGTGATATATTGAAAGTGCAAGGGGGGAAATATGAGATACTTTTTGAGTGATTATGACAAGGCTTTTGCCATAGATACAAAAGGCAACGAGTTTTATGTTTCAAAGTCCAAAGGGCTTATCCCTGCGGAAAAAGGAACAGTAGATTTGATGTGGGGTGGAATTACCGAAGAAGAGGCGAAAAAATACGCTTGGTAAATTATCGCAATATAAAGTGGAAGTTGGTAATACTTAAAAATGAGACCGTGGGAAAATCTCGCGGTCTTTTTCTTTGTCTACAAGACAGCAAGCATTATAACAAGAGGTTAGTATGAACGAACTGTTTATCCCAAAAGCAATCATCTTTGCTACTAAAAAGCATGAAGGGCAAAAACGCAAGGGTACCGATATTCCCTATATCGTCCATCCGATGGAAGCTATGCAGATTCTAACGGCTATGGATTGCAGTCAAGACGTAATTATTGCCGGTATCCTGCACGATACACTTGAAGACACTGATACCACCCCGGAAGAGATTAAAGAATCGTTCGGAAATGCCGTTCTTGCGATAGTCCAGACTGAAAGCGAAGATAAGTCAAAAACATGGAAGGAGCGAAAGCAACGAACTGTAGACGAATTACAAGAAGCAAGTACGGAATCACGGCAGGTCTGCTTTGCGGATAAGCTATCAAACATACGGAGTATGTACCGTGATAAGCTCAGCATTGGCGAAAAGATATGGGAACGGTTCAATGCGGGGAAAAATGATATAGCATGGTATTATCAGAGTATTGCCGATGCGCTCAAAAGTAATGGATTTAACGATACTTTTCGCAGTGAGCGGGCAAAGCAGCTCTTTAGAGAGTTTCAGGATATAATCGATCGTGTATTTAACGACTAGAAATTGAAAAACGACTACAATCCTTGACAAATCCCTCTCTTAACTCTATGATATAATAAATAAGAACAATCTTATATATACTTCTTAATTGCGATTTGCACTTTAAAAAGGCAGCCGCTAAAAAGACAGTACGGATGGTACTGAACTTTTGCGAGGCTGTCTTTTTTTGTTTTACGAGGTGCAGCAATGACCGATACGGATACATTTAACACTATTTATCTCAATCTTGAAATTAGAAAATCAAAAGGAAAAGTAGACGATTTCGGTAATTACCTGTTTGAAGTAGAAGCGAGTAATGAAAATTTAGACTTACAAAACCAAATAGTCCTACAAAATGCCCTGATGGAATCCAAAGAGGAGTTTTTAAGGGGCGGTGTTATTTCGTACAACCACCTTCACAAGCGCAAGGACGAAAAAGGTAATGTAATAGCCGATGATTCTATGATTATCGGTGAGCCGGTCGATGTCTTGTTTGACGAAAAAACAAAAAAGACAATCGTAAAGGGCAAGCTCTACGCAACGAATGAAAAAGCAAAAGATATAATCAAAATGCTAAAAGCCGGTTCTACCCGCGTAAGGGCAAGTGTCGGCGGCATATTCCCAAAGGTCATAAAAAACGTAAAAACAGGTGTTGAAAAAGTCACTCATGTACTTTGGAATGATTTAGCGCTTACGACTATGCCGGTAAATAATACCGTCGGTTATGCTGTTTTTGCAAAGTCGATGACGGCAGCAGAATTTGTTGAATTCTTACCAATTGAAATTAAAAAATCACTCTATGCAGGGTATAACACTGATTCAGCTACGACAACCGGCGGGCAGGCGCTTATCCCGGAAGACACAAATACAAACACAATTGATGCAACTGAAACAGTACAAACACTGAAAGCAAATACCCCCGATGCAGACATACAAGAAGCTATTGCAGGGCTTGTTGAAATGCTTAACAGAGGGAGAGTCAACGGTAAGCAAGATGCGGCAGATTATCTTGTCGCACATGGTGTACCCAAAGAAAAAACCGGCGAAATAATCGCAGAAATTATAGATCAAGGAGGGTTAATGATGAAAAAATCATTTACTAATTCTGTTGCAAGTCTTTTGAAGTCTCTTGTAGGCGGTAGCGGAAATGGAGATGAAGACGACATCAAAAAGAACGTGGACGGCGAGGACGATAACGATCCGGCAGGAAACAGTGATGACGACGACATCGAGAAAAACAAAGCTGATCCCGAAGAAGGCGGCGAAGATGAAGGCGACGAAAATGACAATCACGACGACGATGATGATGTGAGCGGCGAGGAGGTGCTTAAAGCGATTGATGCAGACCTTACTGCAATGCGCAAGTCTATCCAAGCCTATCAGGAGCAGATTCAAGATTTGGGCGGAGCCATTGAAGGTCTTGCCCAAATGATTTATGCAATCGGCAATCAGCAGCTTCCGCCTAAATCGGTTCTTAACAAGAGTTTCGACGGAGCTGACAGAGGCGTATCGCAGACATCAACTCAAAAAGGTAGACCTACAGAGGATGACCTGTATAGAGCGCAATGTGTACTTCAGCGGTGCGTACAAGAAGGGAAAATCGACATGATTAAATCCAGTATGATTTCATCTGATATGCAAAAGTGCATGCGTACTGGTCAGCCGATGCAGGATGAGTATTACAAGTTCTTGCAGAGAGAGCTTGCGAAGGAGGAGAAATAATGGGCTTTTTTGATAGCACATCTTCCGGCGAAATGGCTACGTCGGAAGTAAACGAATTGCAGAAGGCACTGGTTGCCGGTTATGGAACGGACTCGGCTCAATTTACCGGCGGTCGTGCTTTAATCCCTGAAAATCTTGAATCGGAAGTTGTGAATGTTGTTTCACAATTGAAAGAAGATTGCAAGGTTATGAATCAAGTTAAAAAGACGCCGGTTAAGTCTACCGTGCATGAGGTCAACTTGCGCACCGATCATGGCAATTGGCGTCATCTTTCCGTTACCGAAGGCGGAGAATCTGTCGACACAGACCAAGTGCTTAATCGTACAACCTTTGCAATGAAATACTTGCAAACACGCCGCTCGGTTACCAAGCAGATGGAAGCTGCCGAAACATTTGAGGGCGCTCTTGCCAGTGAAAAAATCTCCGGCGTAGAGACCATTATCAAAGGTTCCGAATACATGTGCTTTCACGGAGATTCGGCTATCGTGCCGACCGAATTCGACGGGTTCCTTGCCGCTATCAATAAAGCGAAGGAAGCCGACCGCAATATCATCAACCTTAAAGGTGCGAAAATCGGTACCTACGGAGAGAAAATCTTCGACGAAATTGCCGCGAAAGTCCGGCAAAAAGGCGGATTTATCGACAAGGCTCTGTTTCCGACTGTTCTTGCGAAAGACATAAAGGAAATGTTCGCTGATAAGCAGCGTTATATCATGAATCAGCCGTTGCCCAATCTTTCTTTCAAATCAATTCCCGATTACGGAACGGCCATCGGCTCAAACATCGCGTTAAGCGGTGAAGAAGCCGGTGATGATATGTTCTTTGAAGTGAAAGGAACGGTCGTTGCAGAAGGAGATACAACCAGACGCCCCGCCGCTCCTGCTAGCGTTACAGCCGCAGCAAGCGGGACTGGTTCTTCTTTTGCTGCATCGGATGCCGGTGATTACATTTACACGGTACATGCCGTAAACCAGTACGGTATTTCGGCGGGCACCACTATTGCCGCTGCTGCGACGGTCGCGGCCGGTAATAAGGTAACGCTTACCATTACCCCGGGTTCCGGTGTGCGTGGAACCGGTTACATTATCTGCCGTTCCAAAAAGGACGGTACGCAAGTGATGGAAATGGATAAAGTAACGGATTCAGGGGAATCTACTACGGTTTACGAGGACAAGAATGAAGAGTTGCCGGGAACGGCTTCCATGATTTTCCTGCCCAAGAAACGTTTCCAGCCGGTGTACACCTTTGCCCAGCTTTTGCCGGTATGTACGTTCCCGCTGTCTCCGGTAAACAAGGCGGAAACGCCGTTCCTTGTTATGATGTTCGGTGCGCTTGAAGTTCGCGCTCCGAAACAATGTGGTCTTGTTAAGAACATCGCGTATACGGGAGGTTTGTACTAATGGCGAGAAAAGCATCGGAAAACAAAACCGGTGTTGCAGAAAAAGCTGAGGCAGTCGACGTGACAACGGCGGCTGCTGAACAGGCGGT